CTTTTCTATTGTATTTGTAAGGCTTAGACTTAGCGTAGTTATATCTAAAACATTTACCAAGAGTAAGAAATCCTATAAGTTTATTAGAGTTTGTCTTATCCATTATGTCCTCAATGCGCTGATCTATCCCGGCCATTGCTTCTTCTAGGGTATCTTTACCCATTTCGTAGTACAGCAAACTATCTGCATCTACAATTGCGACGTTATTTTTAGTCATTATAATAAAATTTAAGGTTAAGACACAAATAGGGGAGCGCTAGCCCCCCTACTTGAATCATGAATACACAAACAATTACAGAGAATTAACCTCTGCAATATCTTCTTGACAAATGTCCATAGTTTCTGTGTAGGCTGTAACCGCTTCTTTGCGCATCTCTTCCCACTCAGCATCAGTCTTAGCTGCATAGGTAGAACTATGATAGATACTACCATTTACACCAGCCAGAGATGAATGTACAAAATACTGTAAACATCTGATTGCACCAGTCTCATCGTCAGGTACTGCACCAACATGCATAGGATCAACAAAGATGTTGTGAATCTCACCGCTGTAGTATGCAATGTACTTAAGACCGCCAAAGTGTAAACCTTTAACACAAGATGCATTGTCGTTTGTATTCACATAAGACCAGTCTGGCAATCTGTGTGTACAACCAACTTTGATAAAGTGTCCTGGGTTAGCGTATCCGTTAGGGCCTTCACAGTAAAATGCATCACCGCTGTTACCCATGATAGCTGGTTCAAACAATCTATCTTCTACATGCTCAGGTAATCCACCTTCTTCAATCTCGCCTGTATCAGGATTGAATGTACGCTTGTAACGATCAACTTGTTCGCCAGTCTCTGTATCATATGCGTGCATAATCTCTTGAGATACCTTGTAACCATTAAGCAAACCTTCTTGAGTAATCTTCATTTGATACATAGTAGCTCTGCGCTCAGCAACTTCTTCACTTAAGCCGTGCTCTTCTATCAACTCTTCTTTGAGTCTAGGATGTACATACTGTAAGTTAACAAAGTTAAAGAACTTCTCAGTAAACTTTTCACCTTTCTCACAGTTACAGTCGCTCATCTTCTGACGAAGAATAGGATTACGTAAGAATCTTACCCACATTTTAACAAGAGGCATAAAATCTATCTCTTTATCAAGAGAGTCAAAGATACGATCAACCAAAGCTTGAGGCATAGGTATACTAGATACTACACCGTTGTAGTTCAAAAAGAACTCACCGGTACCTTCGTTGACATGAATCCATTCACATTCAGTTTCTACAATTGTTTTGTAGTCCTGGACAGTAAGCTTAGCAAACTCTTCCATGAGTGCATTGTACTCGTCCATAGTTGTAACAGACTGTTGTCTGTCAGATAACTCCATCATCTTTTTATAAGTGCCCTCGGAGTAGTTGACACTAAACGGCTTATCACCGTACGAACCAGATATTTGGTTCTCAATAACATTAATTGTAATCATGATTTAATTAATTAATTAGGGTTAAATATACTATAAAAATTTCTATTATACAAGTAATACAGGGGGTATTTCACCCCTGTAACTTGCTGATTATCACCAGTCTAGCCTGCCTTTAGCATCCAGATAAACCTTGATTTCTTTGATAAGATCTTGATCTAAATCCTGGTCAGTGTTAGGACTGTACCCTATTTCATCAATAGAATACAACAGTGTATGCACACCTTCAGACCACTCTTCAAGTTCATCAAACTTATCCATTAACTCTTGATCTTGACCAACAGCTTCTGGTACGTCTAGCACAAAGAGTTCGCGACTTTTTTGCTGTATAGCAGCTGAGTCATCAGTGTCTTTACAAAAGTTATGCATTTCTACAATCTTCTCGACTATAGCAAATACTTCGCTATCTTTCATCCACTGGCTTCTTTTTACATCTACATCAGCTGCCTCATAAACAGCCTTGTATTTATTAAACAGATCTAGATTAATGTCCTTAAGACAATATAAATACGTCTTATTTGTGATACTCCTCATTTTATCTGCAGTGTACCACTTAATTGCATGTTCATCCATAGTGTAACCTCCGTTAGGTGTTAGTTGTAAAAAGAATTCATCAATGTGCTTAACATTAGAGTTCATACTAATGTGTTTAACATTGCTCTGTGATACTCTGATGATCTGTGGTGTATCCCAATCAAAATTAGTATTGTGATATACCGTACCATCATTACTGTTGATTGTAGTAGTTGGTTTTGTAAATTCACTATTACCAAATCTAACAGCTGGAGTATCAAAGAAAAACATTGGGTCATCACTCTCGCAACGCCATCCAGGTGCATCTTTGTACACTTGACGTACCTTAGGAGCAAAAGGATGTATCATACCACAAGCTACCATCAGTTTATCATCATCAGCTGCAGTACCATAGTAGGTAGTACGCTGAGTCTGCATAAGATCTTTTACTTTTGGCTCAATCTTGTCTCTAATATAGTGATTGTCACTACCTGAACTATGCCAATGCTTTTCGTTGTATCTAAAAGTGTATGCAACCATACGCTCTTCTATCTTACGACGTTCAGCTGGTGTAATGTTCTCGAACTGTGCAATCTCCTTAGCTTTAGCAATCTCGTCCTTGTATTCTTCCAGCCACTCTTCATCTATCTCTATATCGTCATAGTTACGACTGTGAGTAGACTCAGTAATTAGCTCAAGAACTCTAGCACGTTTAGCTATACGCTTAGCGTGTTTTTTCTTGTTCTCAGCAGAGTCAAGAGTAAGACCAGAGCTAAACTCTGCAGACTTAATACAAATAATAGGACCTCCACACTTGTTTATAAGATACATATCTTTAAACTTGCTGTGATTTTCTTCTCCCATAATAAAAATATTATTATCTCTAAGTGCACTATAGTTTTCAATAGCACTTCTATCAATAATATCTTCACCGTTTTTGTAGTCTCTAACCTTAGTTATAACTTCAACTTTCATACCTGCGAATAACTTCTTTACAGATTCATTCTTAAGTCTAGGGTCTGGGCCAAACTTAGGCTTGAGAGACTCTTGATCAATGATGTTAGATAATCTTCCAAGTACACTGCCGCTATCAGCTTTAGTCAAAACTTGCTTGCAAGCTATTAGCCAAGATACAAAGTCTGTTTGCTTAAGCTCATCTTGTACAATGTCAGTAGCCTCGTCAGCTGCTGCAATAATAACAGATTTAATATATGCTTTAGTGTTCTCATTCCATATCACTTTCTCACGAGACGGAGTTACATCAACACCCTCTTGCAATACAATCTCTTCACCAGTTTCTGGGTCATTGATTACTTGTCTTGCAGGACATTTAAATGCAATTGGTCCCCACATCTGTTGCATCTCCAACTCACGGAAATCAACAAAGCCATAGTTAACACCGGTTGGTGCGCCTACATCTTTAGTCAATACAATGTGTGGTTTACTAAACATATATGTATCAGATATAATAAGGTTGTCAGAGTTATGCATAATCTCAGGGTGAATGTTCTCTTCCCTTTCATAGCCATATTCTGCAATCCTTACAAATCTAATGTTAGGCATATACATCAACTGCTCTTCAACCGCCTCACGGTAATCTCGTCTGTTGTGCTTTTTGACTCCAAACGATATTATAGTCTGATTCTTTACTTTGGTATTTTCGTAGTATACCTTAGTTCCATCACTAAGTGTAATGTGCGGATTAGGCTGACCTAGTCCTGGGTTGAATGCGGGTATAATAAAATCTGTCTTGTAATTGTAACAGTTCATCTTGAACCTCTTACCATTGTGCACGGTCTCTATAGTGTAAAAGTCTACACCGGTTGACAATGCAACTTTAGCGCCAAGACCAAATGCACCAAAGTTCTCAGCTGTGTTACGCTTAGTTGAATAACCAAGCTCAAGCACACCTTCCAAACGACGTTCACCAATACCAACACCGTAGTCCTTTATCGTAACTACATCGCAGTATCCTGTTCCTTCATTCTCTTTGTATGTAATTGTTACGTCGTTGTTCTCTGTATCTAAATGATCCAGGCTGTAATAGCTAATGTCAAAGTTACTATCACTGTATTGCTCGCCGTGACGCTCAATGTAATAGTCTTCTACCTCAGCTTTACCAGTTAGTATTTCTATAGCCATCTCTTTCTCACGCTGAGCGTCGGCACCATTGGTAGCAAGCTCTCGTATAGTAGAAGGAATAGGTGTAGAATACTGTGTAGATTGTAAGATGTCAAAGACCATCTTCTCTGCGCCTTTGTTAATCTTCTTTGCTAGACCTTCAGATCCCTTGATCTGCTTGTCAATCGTTTTTATACTCATGTTTATTAATTTTAGTTTGTTCTTGTATCTCTCTTAATTCTACCGCCAGGTCATAAAACTCAAGCTCTCTTTTAAATTGCTTGCGTGCATCTCTGACTAGTATAAAGAATGCCAAGCCATATACAGGCTCAAAAATCTTATCAAAACTTTTTAAGTCTTCAAGGTATCCAAATGTGTTATACCTTGTACTTTCGTACAGCTGATCTAGCTGACGAAGAGTGTCTACGGGACCACTAGACATAGTAATCCCTAGCCCATCCAAACGGAGGAGCAAATCTTCTGTGTATTCCATAAATTAAAGTTGTTTAATTAATTCTATTGTTTTCAAAACTTGACCTTGATTCTTAGGCAAGTATAATACAGGCGGGTTGCCTGTCTGTTGTAGGTGATTTTTAAATAATTTCCATTTTAAAGGAAAGACGTCGTTAGCAAAGCCTTTGACCTCTATAATCCATTTACCATTAGGATCTACAAAATCTGGTGTATATGTAATATCTCTGACCTTGTCAGCATTATTTATATACTCTCCTTTTGTAGCTTTCTTGTTACTTGGCTCGATACTTTCTTGCTCAAAGCGAAACCCTTCCATAAGAACATACTTCTTCTTTTCATATAAAGACTTTATTCCTGCTTCTTCTAATTTCTTGTATGTAAATAGCTCTAGTTTAGATCTAAACTTGATGCCTTTGTATACCTTAGAAACTGCATTCCTAACTTTCTTGTTCTTGGTTTGTTTCGTTCTTCTCTTCACTGCGTTGTATCTTAAGCCTGTCGTGGTAAAAGTCTTCGTCAATCTCTTTAATTTTATCTAACATTTCTACTTCTAATCTTTTTGCTTCTGTTTTACTACCTACGTCTAACGGCGTACTAGTGCCCAGGTTGGCAAACATAATTACAGTATCATGTAGAATTCTATCTATCTTACGTCTAACTTCTTTATTGGTTTTATATTTAAAATTACCTACTTCTCTATTACTCATATTTGTATTTGTATAATCGTTTTCAATCCCTCTGTTCTACCAAACTTAGCTATGTAGTCTGATAAATCTTTACATCCATAATCCTCTGGTAAATATATATTACGCATAGGATAATACTCTTTACAAATCTTAGCAGCCATGGTTTGACCGGGGTTACCAGGATTTGTGAAATCATTATCATAGAATAGTACTACTTTTTTGAACCTTTCTTGGAGCTCTTTGATCGTCTTGGCTTCGGGCATTTGCATTTCTGATTGCAAGGCGATTGCGGGGATACCCATTTCGAACAAGCACATAACATCTTTGAGACTTGATGTAATAACACAGAGATCTCCTTTCTGAGGTAACTGCTTATATCCTTGTATATGTTGCTTAGTAGTGTTACTAATCCATTTGATTTCTTCATAAGGTGAATAGATTTTAAATTTAGTCCCTATTTTATAAGCGTAGCTTAGGTCACAGCTGAACCGGTTAGTGTTAATCCAGTAGTGTGTAATAGGGTAGACTCCAAATGTACGTAAAGTTTTTTTACTAATCAAATACTTTGACCAAAACTCTGCGTCCTTCTTCATCCAGGGCCTAGATCTCTTCTTAATAATAACAACAGGCTTAGGCTTTACAACTTTAGAAGACCTAAATGCCATATAACCTTTAGTAAACTCTGCTGCACTTTTTACATGTGCTAGTCCCAATTTAAAATCATTATCAATGATGCGCAAGGCTTCAAAGAAATTACAATTATATTTACAAGATACATATGAGAAACAGTCAAAGGTATGCTCAGGGTGACCAAAGTCCTTGTACAATAACCTGTCTTTCCAAAGTATAATAGACACAGATGGACTATTATCTTCACGCAGATCACTACAGAACGGTATGCCGAGCTCCTGAAAAGGACTGCAGTAATACGAGAATATATCTATCTCTCCTATCCTGCTCAACACCATATCTTTTGATAGATGTATCTCACTGTCTCTACTCTTAATCATAAGTTTGCTAATTTATATAAAAAATGGGGAGCTTTTACACTCCCCATATTTAACTTGGCCAAAAGACTACGAGCTTACACCCAGTCGTCTTCTTCTGATACTGTGGCATCTTCCTTATCTGGAGCTACTACAGCTAGTTCAGGAGTAAATACACCCCATCCAAGAGTAGTGTCAAACTCAGCATTGAACGCGCCGTACTCATCGTTAAGATTCTTAGCAAAGATGTCATCACGCTGTGGCTTTACACGGCCAAATACTTTTGTGTACACAGTTTGATACTTACCATCTTTAACACCAATCAATAGTCTAACTTCATTGCTTGCGAGTAATCCAACCAAAGCTTTAACTTCAGCTACATCACCTTTAACAATCTTTGCTATACTATCAAAGTAAACTTCGTCACCATTAGCAACGTTAGCCCACTGCTTAACAAAATTGATAAGAGTTTCCTCACCAACTAGTGCTTTACGTAAACCTTCTTTCTTGTACCAATCGTACTCAGGCTCACCGTCAGACCATGTAGACTGACCTACAGCGTTTAGCCACTGATTCTTACCAGACTGAGATACACGCTCATTACCATTCATCAAGATGTCAAACCTTGTAGTAAGGTCATCATTCTTAATCCAGAATGTAAGCTTAAAGTACTCAATACCGTTAAGTTCTACAAAATAATTAGGATCTTGTTTTACCATGATTCCTAGTTCATGCAGTTCCGCCATAGTAGGGTTAACTGCAATTACATTAAAATTTGCAAGGCCAGAGTATAGTTTTACTCCACCACCTGCTACTTCGACATTACTGTCATTGCTTTTAATAGCCATAAATAATAAATTTAATAATTAATAATCAAAACTGTCCGTGTCATCCTCTTGTTCAAAATCATTAAGATGATTTAACTCAGGAGTAGACTCTACAATCATAGACGCTTCCGTATGTACATCTACCTCTTCATATTTAGTAGCTTCTTCTCCTACTAAATTCTCTCCGGTATCAGCAATAGTATACTTTTCATGCGGAGACTCTACAGGAATAGTAGTTTGATTAGGATCTGGTGTAGTATCATCTACAAAGTTAAAAGATAGTTTTCTTACCTTCCTTGCTTTCTTACCCTTCAATGTAGGGTGCTGAAACATTTGTGTTACTTCCCATTTCTCTAATCCATACTTTTCTTGAATACCTGTACGGTCAATGCCGTTATCTAGGTCTTCTAGAATCATAGTCACGGTTATAGTTTCTGGTGTTTGGTTTTTCTGCGTCTCCTCGCCAGGGTTGTTTGTGCGTGCTTCAATCATTTGTTTAAATATTAAGCGGTTAATCAATAAATATTTTAGACCAGTCTAAGGGCATGGTCTCTCCCTTTAAGTGATTACAACGTGAGCCAGCTGTGACATCATCCAAAGAGTTAAACGAGACCATAGTCTTGTCATCTTCTCTGTAGATATAACCAACAGCGTCAGCATTAGCGCATGTAATCTGCTTGATCTTACCAGTCAAGTCAAGGTCTTTTACAGCAACCTCTTTGCCTTTCTTCTCAAGCATTTTATCCTTTAGGTGACCAACTAGAATCACATGATCCGCTAGTTTGTTCAGTCTGTCTATCCATTTCTTGTAGGCTATACGTAAGTATAAGTAGCCAGCACCGTTAGGCAATGATAAGACTGATGCGCCAGGGTTCTTTTGATCAAAGTTTTTACCCATAGGAGTTTGCATGTACAATACCTTTGCGTCAGCTTCACACCATTCCTCAAGCTTTGAGATAGTGTCAATAGCAATGTACTTGTACGGCTTTCCCTCTTTGATGATTGCTTTACCAACCTCTCCAAGTTCTTTCAAGTTGTTAACTTTGACTTTTAGGGCGTCAACCATGTCGGAGCCATCCTCCAAGTCAATAATCAAACAATCTTTTAGTTGTGACAATACTGTAGTCTTACCTATCTTAGGTGGACCATAGATTATCATGTTCTTAGGCGATTTACGGCTCGCCTTTACCACA